CGGTCCACGACGAGACCCCCAAGCCGCGGTCCGAACTGGACGCACTGAACGTCACTGTGATCGTGCTAGCTGCGATCCCTGCCGGGCAATCAGCGCTGATGATCCCGACCCGGCGACTTCCGGACGGTGCGCCTTGCTGATCAACCACCCACGTCAACCCGCCACCCGACACACTGGTGATCGTCGTTGTCCCGAACCAGCAGACAATCCCGATCAATCGGGTGTTCGCCGCGGCGGCGCCGGTCATCGCTCTGGCGATGGTGGTGGCGCTCGAGCTGCTTGAGGAAGCGCCGTGGTTGGCGGACAGCGCGATTGCCACGCGTCACCCTCCGACTGCTGCTGGCGCGCGACCCATCCTGTTCTCGACCGTCACGCTATCCGGGTGTACGCCCAATCTCACCAACTCGCGACGGTTCACGCGATCCGCCTTCCCAGCGCACGCGTCGCACGCCTCCATCCAATCAGCGACCGGGCCAAGATCGGTCATTCGCCACCGTGTCGGGACGAGCTCAACCGCAGGCTCACCGCAGTTCTCGCACGCGCCGCGTTCGATCAGGCTCGCGTTCCGTCGCGTGTAGCCCTCCATCTTCGCGCGTAGCCGTTCCTCAGACCGTCGGTCGGGGCGATGCTCGATCAGTACGTCATCCGTGAGATCCAACGCTTCCTCGATCTTGCGGTCGCCGCCCTCATACCCCCAGAGCAGCCGGCCGTCGCCGGACACGTACGTGATGTGGTTCGTGACGACTCGGATGACCTGGGCGCGGAAGAGATGGCGAACATCGAACCTCGCCGGCCAGTTCGGCTGGTTGGCGCGCTCCGCGACTGTGTCCAACGCCTTGATGTCCGCACAATCGTGGTCGGTCGCCTCGAGCCGTTCCTTCAGGTTGTCGGGGACCGTCGTGATGACCTCGTCGGCGTCGATGATCCAAAACCAGTCGCCTTCCTCAGCGACGCTGAGCGCCAGCTTGAAATGGAACGTGCGCTTCTCGACCTCACCTGCGTACTCGTGTGTCGGAGTGTGAAGCGTGCACCCGAGCCCGAATTGACGGCAGGTGAGAATGACCGCGGCGTGCTGGTTGGGATGCGAGAGGTGCGCGTCACCGGGGAACCACGAATACCGGCCGTCGACAGCGACGAGTTCGTCTACCCCGTGTTCGTGAAGGCTCTTAATGCACGCGACCAAGTCTTCGATCGGTTCGTCGTAGAACGACAGGAGCGCGATGATCTTCATGCTGCCACCGCTCGAGTCTGCTCACTGAGCGCAACCAACGCCGCGACCGCGTCCTGTGGACCGGGGACAGGCTTACCGGACAGGAACGCGTGCCACAACGCGTGCAACGGGCTCGTGTCGTGATCCATAAGATCCACAGCAACCGAACCGGCGTCGCCTACGAGGGTGATAGATCGACGCTTTACCGGAGCGTCGGCGCGTGTATCGAACACGATCGGGCAGCGCAGGTCCAAGTAGTTGGCAAGGTCGACGTCGTGAATCCGTAGATCGGTCAGCAGGTCCGTGGTGGGCCGGTCGTTCCAGCGGTGGAACGTCGCACGAATAGGGCGCCCGATGCGGGGGAGGTGCTCGCGGAGTTTCCGTGTCTGCGGGTTGAACCGCTCGATGAACCCAACGCACGTCTCCATGCCTTCGAGCACAACGGCGAGACCTCCAGCCTCCTCGACCGTTTGAGCGAATGGTTTCTCGATCAGAGTCCTCAGCCCCGCAGATGCGCATGCCCACCCGAACTCGGGAAGCAGGACAGGAGGGGTCGCGACCGCGGCGACCGAGTACGCGCCGAGACACGGCAGAGCGTCCAGGTCTGCTAGTGCATACGGGTCGACAGTCGTCACGTCGTACCCGAGATCACGTAGCGCACGGGCGTGGAAGTGGCCCATGTGCCCGTGGCCGACGACGAGCGCCTTCACAGCCAGTGCTCCGGATGCAGGTTGACCTGATGGTCATCCGTGATCAGCGCTTCCTTCTCAGGGCCGAACTCGCGACGGCTGTCGGCGAGGTAGCGGCCTTCCCACTTGGACCCGTACGCACTGTCGAACCCGGGGTAGTCGGCCCATAGCACGCGATCGGGCGGCATGTGGAAGCTGACGTGGTCGGTGAACAGGTCCGGGTACGCGGCTTCGAGAAGGTCCCGGTCGCGTTGGACGGTGTCACGGACGTTCCCGGTCCGATAGTCGACGTGCGTACCGAGTTGGTGGCCGTGCTCGAGGATCGTGTCGATCGTTCGGTGCCCGTCGAGACTGAAGAGGTTGTAGTAGGGGCTGCGGGGCCACAGGTAGAACGTGGCCTTGACGCCGGCGAGCTCGGCGAACCGGGCCATCCCTGCCGCCGCGCTGAGCGATACGTCTACGTCGTGGCGCCAGAAAGCGTTGGGGGCCGTGCAGAACAAGCGCATGAGTCGTTCACGCGTGAACTGCTGGGCGGGGGCGAGGGTGGCGGTCACATGTCCTCGCGGACACCGACATTGGGGTTGATGATCCGGGCAGGGTTACCAGCGACCGTGACGTTGTCGGGAACGTCCTTGATGACGACGGCGCCCATCCCGACGAGTGCGCGCTTGCCGATCGTGCGGTGCTGGTGGATGCATGCGCTCGGGCCGATCCACGCACCGTCGTCGATGATGACGGACCCGCTGATCTCGGCGCAGGCGATGATCATGCAGTTCTCGCCGATCTGCGCGTTGTGGGCGATGTGGACGAGGTTGTCGATCCGCGTGCCGTTGGCGATGACAGTGGGGTGGATGCTGCCTTGGTCGATGCAGGTGTTCGCGCCGATGTGAACGTCGTCGCCGATGACAACACCGCCAAGGTGGGGTTTCGGTGTCCAGGTGCCGTCAAGCTGCTGGTCGTATCCGAATCCGTCGGTGCCGATGACAGCCCCGGGCTGGATGCGGCAGTTCTTGCCGATCACGACGTTTGGGCCGAAGTAGACGCCGTCGGCGATGATGGTGCCTTCACCGACGGTCGGGCCATAGGCCGACTGCGCTACCGCCACCGGCCAATCTTGGAGCGTGACCGGCATCAGCCCCGCAGTTCGCCCGGGGCCGCGGTTGCCTGTTCAACGTCGTAGTGCACGACCGTATCGGCCGGCTCGAAATAGCCGGCTTGCACGTCAAGCAGCCGGTGCCCGCGCCGGACCCGCTCACCGGCGGTAACGAACACCCTTTCACCGTCGAGTTCGCATGAGAACGACGTCTTCGCGACGTAGATGTCAGTCTGAGACTTCCGGCGGGCTGGCATGGAAATAGGTACTCCCTGGTTTGGGTAGAGCACAGGCGCGGCGGGGATCGTCCCCCCGCCGCCCAACAGCTACTTCTTGCCTTCGCCGATCGCGCCAGCGTCCGGCGCGTCGTCAGCCGGGGCCTTCTTGACGCCCTTCGGAACGTTCGGGAGCGGCGCCGGCTTGCTGGAGTTCGGGTCGGGCTGCTCGGCGTAGTCACCGACGACCTTCGTCGGGTCGAGATCCGGTCCGTCCGGCAGGTTCGGGTCCTGGGACGCGTGCGGGTTGACCGGCGCGTCGCTGTCCTTGATGGCCATGCAATGTCCTTTCTCGCTCGAATAAACGGGCAGGTGCGGCGGGGTGTTGTTCCCCGCCGCACCGCCCATGTTCTAGGTGGTGACGAGAACCTTGAACGCCGCTGCGCTCAAGACCCGGCCCGTGTTCCGCCAGTACGCGAGCAGGCCACGCGCACCGATCGGCCGCTGGTTCGTCGCGCCGAACAGATGCGGCACCAGCTCGACCGTCATGCCGATCCGGTCGACGATCAGGTAGTAGCGGAAGTCGCCGAACACCATGATCTTCGACGCCGCCGTCAGAGCCGACGCCATCACCGACGACTCGTACGCCGGCTTGCCGAGGAACGTCGCGCCGACGTTCCCGGACGCGTCCCCAGCGATCCCCTGCTGGAGGTTCTGCACCCACAGGTTCGCACCGCCGGACGTGTCGAGCTGCCGGATGCGGTTGTACTGAGCGAGGTTCGCGACGAACTTCCCGTTCGGGCGGAACCTCGGAGGCAGCGCCTCAAGCAACGCGTACCCGTGCGCGACAGCGAACGCCGCCGTGCCAGCCGCGACCGTGCCGGTCGCGCCCGTCAGGACACCCTGCGGGTTGACGCCAGTGCCGCCGCCAGTCGCGAACGCCGTCGCTTCCTCAACGTCCTTGGCGTCCTGGATCAGCCGGGCCATCTCGGACTCCAGCGACCCCCAGTCCTGCCCGACCTCGATGCTGAACGGGATGAACGCCTGCGCCTTCGTGACCGTCGCAGTCGGCTGCGCCAGCGTCGGTGCGTCATCGCTGACTTCCTCGAACTCCAGGTCACGGGACGCGACGACCGCACCTGCGGACACGCCGTTCCACGTGTTACCGGTGATCTGCTCGACGCGCGAGATCGCACGCCACGGATTCACCGCGCCGTTGCTCGTCGGGATGATCGTCGGGTCCAGAGTGACCGGAACCGCGTACCCGCCGGACCCCGCCGTCAGTGACAGAGACCGCTGCTCCTCAGCGGACAGAACGTTCCCGCCGAGCGCCTTACCGAACGCCTTGCGGTACGTCGGGCTGCCGGTCGTCAGGATGTGCCGTGCGAACTGCTGACGCTCACCGGTGTCGCTGAACTTGTGCAGCAGCCGCTCGATGTGACCCTGCACGTCCTCACGGTTCGCGGACTCGTGCGGGAAGTGCATCTTCTCGATCGCACGCACCGCGTTGTCCTCGAGCATCCGCGACTCTTCCTCGACGCTCCGCGACTGGGCGCGAACCGACGCGACATCCCAGATGTTCTCCTGCACCCGGGCGCTGCGAGTGCTGAACGACGCGCCCGCCTCCCGGCTGTCGGGGTCCGCTGAGATCGCGCGAACACGGTCCTGCCGGGCGCGCAGCTCGTCGATCAGAGCGACCTTCGCTTCGATCTCGATGTTCTTGTCGTCCCACTCCGTCCGGATCTCGTCAGGGAGCGCCTCACCGGCGTACTCCGTGTCGATCTCCTGGACTCGGCCGCGGAGCTCGGTCAGCTCCGCTTCGTGCTCTTCGATGGTCCGAGAAGCCATGGCTTGCTCGTCTCCTTCCGGCGTGTGCCGTAGATGGGCCGCCGGGTGGGCGGCTTGTCTTCGCGGCGCTCGTCGGTGAGGTGAGACGCGTCAGGCGTCTCGGCGTCACTCTCGGAGGGTGCGGTGCTCTCAGATTCGAGAGCGGCAGCGACATCAGCGTCGCTGGTTACCGGGACGGTGAGCTTGCGCTCGGCGGTCTCGTCTTCGTCTAGGGCCGTTGCGCGATCGAACATCTCGCGCAGCCGGTCGGGGTCGCTGCGGAAGCAGCTCATAAGAAACTCGTCCGTGAGCGATCGCACGCCGGCCGTGGCGCCCGCGTAAGCGGGGAATGTGACTGGCCCGAACTCGAACAGGCGAGCTTCCTTGATCGTCCGTTCAGGCAGTCCGTGCGGATTGTCCGCGGACTGGTCCGGGTGATCGTTGCGCTCCTCGCGCATCACACTGAAACGATGTGACGCTCCGTACAGGCCGGCCTTCAGGCCGGGAAGCAAGTCGCGGTTGTATGACGTGTCGAGAAGGGGCACCTCAGCGTAGCCGCCTCGCTCGTTTTCCTCGAGAAGGCGGATCGGCCCGAGCGGTTTCTCGCCGGCCTGCGGGTCCATGCCGTGCTGGAACAACGGCAGGATCTTGCTGATCCGCTCGCTGATGGTCTTCTTCCAGGCGCCTGGAGCGAACCGCTCCATGAAGTTGCCTTCCCACACGGACTTAATCTCGGTCCACTGGTTGACGGGCGAAAACAGGATGCGCAGCAACCCGATGTGCCCTTCTTCGAGATCGGATTCACTGGCGTCGCGGAACTCAAGCGCTGGGGAAACAGCGCGGATAATTGTCTCCCGCGGAGGGGAGGTCTGCTCGCTCACGGGAAATGACCCCCCTAGGAGGTAGACGCGGGCAAAAGCGGCTGCCCGTTGCCGTTACCAAGCTCACCAGGTGCCGTGATCGCACCCGGTTCCTGCAATTGGACACTGAACAGCCCGGTGTGCTTGAGCATCGTCATGTCACCGTTCGTGACAGCGGCGACAGCCGAGTCCCACGTGAAACCCTCGCGGACGAGCGTCGTGATCGTGATCGCCTGCGACTGCTGGATCTCAGCCTCGTCCTTCAAATCCTCCTGAAGGAACGGAATGTCACGATCGTCGTACCACAGCCGGGACCCGGGCGGGACCGTCACCAACCGGGCCAACGACCCGGCCATGTTCCGCCACATCGGCCGCATCGTCAGATCAGCGAACGCCCTGCGCGCCTGCCCATAGTTCGAATACGTCGCCGACTCGAGCCCCTCCGAGACGCCGACGATGATCGCCGGCACCCGAGCGGCAGCACAGATCCGTGTCTCACCGGCACCCTGCACCTGTTTGAAGTCAACCTGCTTCAGATCCGCGCCGACCGTCTTCACATCGGCGCCCCCGGCAAGAAACAGCGTCTTGTACGCGTTCAGCGAACCCTCGTGGCCGTGCTTGAACTTCGCGACCCACGTATCGAACTTCTCCGGCGACATCGTCGAATCCAACGTAACGACATACCCGAGCTTCGTGCCGTTCTCAAAGAAGTTCTGCTTATGCTGAATCGCAGCCTTGTCACCGAGGATCTCGCCGACGATCGGCCCGAGCCAGGAGATCCCGCGGAACCGTGCGAGCGGGTCCGGGTACGCCCGGAAATGCGCGACCTCCTCCGGCAACAAGACGATCGGATCGGCACCAGACGCCGGACCTCCGGGCTGGTAGGAATACCCGATCACCTCAGTGTCGATCTCACTTCCCGACAAGGACCCGGCGACGATCGTTACCCAGTCCGGGCGGAGCCGGCGGATCTTCCCGCCCGGCCGGCGGACCGCGTAGAAGTTCCCTGCGAGGTCGTAATCGAGGATCGCAGCGGTCAGCAGATCGCCGGTGTTAGCGCCCGTCCACGGCTCCTGCAACGGGTCGAGCTCCGGCGTCCCGTATAGGTCACCGGGACGGCCCTTCACGAGCGCCTGGAACTGGAACCTGGCTTCTGAGAACAAGAGCTGCCGGGCGGCCATGCACGCGAACACGACGCCGTTGCTCCTGTATGCCCCGTCGACGAATCCGCGGAAGTTGGCTTCGATCTTCTCGCCGTCCTGTCCGGGCGTCCCGCCTGATTGGACGACACCGTACGGGAGGCCGCCGAACTGGAACATGTTGACCCAGTCCTGGAAGCTAATCCCAGCGTCCCGGTTCTCACCGCCAACGACCGATCGGCTTCGCGACGGCCACCACCAAGGCTTCAGATCCATGCGGCCATCGGCTCCCTTGTCTGCGCACCCGCGGCAATCGCGTCACCGCGCGCCTCCCAAGACAGGACAGCAGCCGGCGAACAATCGACACAGAGCTTTGAGTCCTGGGACTCCTTACCGAGCACATGCATCGGCCGGCCCTCATCGTCCATCACGTTCACCGGAATACGGCGAGCGTTCTTCAAATGCTGCGCGAACACCGGATGACCGTCCAACGACAAGTCATCCGGCTCAAGATTCCCGGCCTCGCGGCGCCTGACAGCGGCACCGAACGCGTCCTCGTAGTTCCGAACCGCGTACGCCATCTGCCTCGGCCGGTTCGTCAACCACGGCAGCACGCGCTTCTCACCCCACCGGCCTTGCCACCGCTCGAGGAGGTGCTTGATGTACTGCGGGTCGACGTACACGCGCCACGGGTCCCACGTCTCGAACGCCTCGATCATCACCCCGTCGACCTCATCGTCCGGATGCTCATACCGCGGCCCGGCATTCGGGGGTCGTTCCCACACTCCGAGGCACCATTGACGCCCGGACTGCACGCCCGTAGCGACGATCCCGAGCGCATCACGGAAACGCGCGCCGTCGACACCGATCGTGATCAACTCCCCCGGCTCAGGTCGGGTCGCAGTGTCCGCGAGCAGGTCGACATGATCGGGAGAGAACGCCGCGTCCTCGCTCGCGCGCTTGCGGTTCAGGAACCAACGCTCGGCCTGCGCGGGGTCACGGTGTAACAGCGCCTCGATCTCCACGCTGACACGGTCAAGATCAACCCACCACGAGTCGCCGTACACCTTCTTGAGCATCTTCCGCCGCTCAGCCTTGTTCCGGACCGATCCGACCCCCGGATCGACGTCGTCGTGGTAGACCCCGTCGTGCTCGTGCTCCGCGGTGTACTGCGCGACCGAATCTTCCGCCGGGTTCCAAGCGTTCGCCGTCGACAGGAACCGACCGCCCATACCCGCCAACCCACGACGCTGCGTATCAGCGAGACCACGCAACCGGTTCGAGCGGGTCCACGACTCCGTCTGATCCTGCACAGCCCCCGTAATCCGCTGACCGAGCCTCGAGAGCGCCGAAGAGGAGACCGGTTCGATCTTCCCACCCGACGGCAAGTTGATCCTCGTCAACCCCGTGTCCGTGATGTCTGCCGCGAGCGCGCCGAGTTGAATCATCGGCAGCAACGCACCCCACACGTTGTCGGCCTGATCCTCGCTCGCAGCGGTCACCTGGATGATCGGCGTCGGCCACGGCTTCCCGACCGGCTCACCGTTCGCGTCCCACCCATCGAACAGGACCGGACCCTCAGGGTGAGCCTCAGCGCAAGTGATCGACGCACTAAACGGACCCTTCCCCCACTTCTGCGGGCGGACAAGCTGCGCGCCGCGGTAATACACGAACGGCAACCGCCAATTCCCAGTGCCACGATCCTTCGTAGTGTCCGGGTCGATCCGGTAGAACCACAACAGGAACCGGAGCATCTCGTCCGTCAACAGATACGGATCGCCCGCGCGCTCACCATCAGGGATCGCGCAGATCGACTGGATCAGATCAGCGACAGCGTACCCGAGCGTCGGGAACTCGCCCGGCACTTGCGGGCCACGCCACGGCAACGAAACCCCCTACGCCGCGCTCGGGTCAACCGCGTGCAGCCGACGCACCTCAGCCAACTTCGGCTGCTCAGCGATCGTCGCCACCTCAGCCGCCGTCCGCCACCGCAGATCACGCTTGCCCTTCGACGTCAACCCAAGACCGTCCATCCGAAGACGGACCTCCGCCGACTTCTCCTCCCCGCGCACATACGCGTCATGGAGATACGCGAGCTCAACCGCCGCCGCGATCTCCGCCGGACCGTACTGACTCGTCGCCGGATCATCACGCCACGCCGACCACACCGCAACCGTCCTCGGATGCCACATCCGCGCGGAATCAGCCGGCCACTCAGGCAACTCCGGCAAAACCGGCGCCTCGAGCGGAGCAAGATCAACCCACTCACCGCGCTGCGGAACAGTCCGGTTCCGCCGCTGATCCTTCGACTTCGGGGCCGGACCGCGACCAGCCACCGTCAACCACCCCGATACCGAGTCAGCCCAACCCCGAACGCCTCAGACCCATACGCACCGCGAGACGAC